TACTTATTTGGATACTCAGGTTTATAACGACTCTTAATGCTTTCTGCCATTATACATAATATATCAGGTCAAATAGTATTTATAGATGGCTAGTTCTTTTAATTTTCCAAAGCCACAACCTGTAAAGATGTTCCAGGTGAAGGAAAAACTCCTTCGTCCTGCACTAACTTCTAATTTTGAGTGCTATATTCCTAAAACCGATATTTCAGAAGTTGATAGGTATTATGATACTCAACTTCTTTCTTTATCATGCTATGAAACTGCTTTGCCAGGGTCTTCATTGTTCACTAATGAATCTACGGACGACTTTACTGGAATAACTCAAAGATTCGTTTATAGAAAAGGATATGATCAATCAATTGATTTAAATTTTTATGTTGACCATAGAGATTCTCAAGGATACAAAGTAATATTATTCTTTGAGTCTTGGATCAGATACATTACGAATGACGATAATAACAATGATGAGGATAACTTTAATTATAGAGTTAAGTATCCAGATCAATATAGAAAAGATATTTACTTAACAAAATTTGAAAGAGATTTCAAAGGTAATGTATTGACTTACAAATTTTTAAAATCTTATCCTATTGCTATGAGTTCTATGCCAGTTTCATATCAAAATTCTGATCTTTTGCGTTGTAGAGTTTCTTTTAACTACGATAGGTATATTGTAGAAACAAATTCACAATCAAGAGAATCTGAACCAGGACAAATTACTCCTGTGGGTATTCCTGATGTCGGCTTCCCCGAAAATCCACAATTTGGTATTGATTCTGGCATTCAAACCCCAATTATAAATCAAAATCCTCTAAGTAATAGAAGAACTTTTGGAACACAACCTAATCAAATTAATCCCGGAAGTGGTAATATCAATCCTCCAGTACAGTAATAAATAATCACACTGAAACTTCTATAGGATATTATGCCTTTACCTAAGATTTCGACGCCAACTTATGAACTTGAGTTGCCATCCACAGGAAAATCAATTAGATACAGACCTTTTCTTGTAAGAGAAGAAAAACTTTTAGTTCTTGCAATGGAATCTGAAGACTCCAAACAGATTACCAATGCAATTAAAACAGTCATCAAAAATTGTATAGAGACAAAGGGAATCAAAGTAGAAACTCTTCCAACTTTTGACATTGAATATCTCTTTTTAAATATTAGAGGTAAATCAGTTGGAGAAGAAGTAGAACTTAATATTATTTGTCCAGATGACGGTGAAACTACAGTTCCTGTGAAAATACTTCTAGATGATATTCATGTAGAAAAGAATCCAAATCACAATAATAAGATTAAACTTGATGATTCTTTAATGATGGAAATGAAATATCCTTCATTAGATCAGTTCATTAAAAATAATTTTGATTATAATTCTGATGATGTAATGAATCAATCTTTTGATTTAATTGCATCATGTATTGATAAAGTTTATAATGAAGAGGAAGTTTGGGATGCTAGAGACGTGACTAAAAAGGAACTTGAAGAGTTTCTTGATCAAATGAACTCAAGTCAGTTCAAACAAATTGAAAAGTTCTTTGAGACAATGCCAAAACTTTCTCATACTTTAAAAGTTACAAATCCAAATACAAATGTTGAAAGTGAGATTGTATTGGAGGGACTCTCAAGTTTTTTCGCATAGGCATGGTCCATATGGACCTTGAGAACTACTTCAAACTTAATTTTGCGTTAATGCAGTATCATAAATATTCATTAACGGAAATTGAAAATATGATGCCTTGGGAGAGAGATATCTATGTCGCTCTTCTTAAAGATCATTTAGAAGAAGAAGAACTCAAACACAAGTTAGCACAAGGGATAACATGAACCCAGTAGCCGAACAAATTGATGAAAGGATTTTAAGGCTACTGGGTCTTGAGGATGTTTTTGACCTTGATTATGATACTTACATGACTCTCCTTCGGGAGGCAATGGTTAAAGGTGCAAATAAATTACCACAAGAAGAACTTGCACTTCTTGCAAACGAAAGAAAAAGAATAAGGGGAAGGGAAGGAAGATTTAATCCAACACCACAAAAAATAACTGTAGATAACATTGGTGGTATTGGTAATATAATATCTAAAAAATTATCTTTACCTGGTGCTGGAATTTTAGCACTATCTCAAAAAACGGCTGAATTAAGACAACAAGCCGTAGAAGTTCCTCAAGAACAACAAGTAGTTCAACAACCAATTCCTCAAGATCAGTTTGTTGACTTAAATAAAACACTTTCTTCAATACTTGATACTGTAAACAAGTTATATGATCTTGAGGTAAGAAAAGCTAGTGAATCTGCTCTTCTGGCTGAGAAAAAATCTAGAAGGAGTAGAGAAGAAAGTGCTGAAAGTTCTGCTAACGTTGCACAAAAAGCTTCACAAGCATTTCAAAATGTTATAGCTCCATTTCAAAATATTTTAGATAAGATATTTGGATTCGTTAAATTTATTTTCCTAGGGAAAATATTTTTACAATTAGTTGAATGGTTGAAAGACCCAAGTAATGTTGAGAAAATACAGTCTCTTGGTAGATTCTTAAAAGATTTTTGGCCTCTTTTACTTGCACTTTACATTAGACCTCTCAGAGGATTTATATTTAAACTTACATCAAGTCTTTTACAATTCAGTGGAAGATTAGCTTCTAAAGCTCTTGGACCTATTTTCAGTAAAGCTGGAGGAGTTCTTTCTAGATTTGCTGGAAGGGTTGGATTACAAGGAGCATCTAGAGTTCTTCCGGGAGTTCAAACTGCAGTTGGTCTTGGACTTGCTGGAGTTAGAGCATTTCAAGGAGATTTTAAAGGAGCTGCTTTAGCTGTTGGGTCTGCTATTCCTGGTCCAGTTGGATACGGATTTTTGGCCGCTGATGTTGGTAGAAGTGTGGCTGGATATGCCAGTGGAGGATTGGTAGATGGTGAAAAGGGAATTGATAAAGTTCCTGCTATGTTGACTGAAGGGGAGGTTGTAATTAATAGAAAAACTGTTGATGCTATTGGAGCTGAAGTATTTTTAGCACTCAACAGACTTTATGGTGGTCCTGGTGCAAATAAACCTAAGATGATGAGGTTTAACACTGGTGGATTAGTTGGTAAAGAACAACCTTTAGTCAATCAAAAAGCAATACACATTTATAATAGACTCATATCTAGAGGATTGACATCCACAGCTGCGATGGGTATTGTATCTAATCTTGGGGTTGAAACTGGATATACTTATGATCCATCAACTGTTCAAGGAAATAATGGCCCTGGAAGAGGGTTAGCACAGTGGGAACAGGGAGGAAGATACGATACTGATAATATTAATCTAGTTTCTTTTGCCAAATCAAGAGGAAAACCCTGGAATGATTTGAATACCCAGATTGATTTTATTGTTCATGAACTGAATACCCATCCAGAATTTAAAGAAGTTAAAAACATTCTTAACACCTCAAAAACTGTCAATGAGGCAACTCAGGTATTTTTAACTGGATATGAAAAAGCTGGAGTAGGTCATTTAGATAAAAGATATGCTGTCGGTAATCAACTTACTCAAATTATAAGAAAACCAAAAGAAAAGAAAGAAGAACCTCAAGTATCTAAATCAAAACCATCAAAACCAGAAAGATGGGCAATAGATCCTCGCGGTTGGTTTGGAATGAAAGGTGGTGGCATTGTTGATAGTGAAAACTCAATGAGAATCGATGTTCCACCAAATGCTTCTGATACTCAAGTAAGAGCACTTCAATTAGGAGAGGCTGTTCTTCCAAAAGGAACTGTCGATTTACTTGGTGAAAATTTAATTAAACAAATAATTGCTAAGACTGATAGTGATTCTAATGCAGCTAAAGAACTAGCAAAATCAAATGTAAATAGATACACTCCTACTCCTCTTTCAAGATCTGGAATGGGCGGTATGAAGACTTTACCTCCACAAGTTCTCTCTGCTGGAGATCAAATGATGTCAGAGTCAAATGGTTCTTTAGTTCCACCTTTCTCAGCACAAGCATCAAGCGGTCAAGATACTAGAAAAATGAAAGCTGATATCTACGGTATAGCATAATGGCAGTAGAATCTCCGAATAAATCTGCAATATCTCCACTCAGATTCTTCAATAGAACTGCTCGTGTCAATCAAGAGGGCATTTCAGTATTTAAACAAAAGTTAGTTCAAATCGATAGTTCTTTCAAAAAGATTCTATCTGTAAAAGATAGAACTATTGATACTTCTAAGATGGAAGAGGAAGAAAGTCAGAGACAAGAAAAAGAAAAAAAACTTGAAGCTGGAAAGTTTTTTGTGAGGGGTGTTGGTAAACTTGCAAATGCAATTCCTGGTAAGAATACCATTCAAAAGTTTCTGCTTTTTATGGCTTTTGGATGGTTGTTTAATACCTTTTCAAAATATTTTGGTCAACTTAGTGGTCCACTTTCAAAACTTATAACTGGTTCAGTTGGTATTATTGATGCATTCTCTAAGATTGCTTTTGGTATTTTTGATGGGTTTGCTACTTTTGTTGATATTGGATATAAAACTTGGGATGTAATTAGAGGTACTGGAGATTCTCAAAAACTTCAAAGTGCTTTGAATAATGTTCTCTTAGATATTGACTCTTTCTTTGGAGGTATATTGAGTTTATTGGGTATTGTTGAACGACCTCCCGAACAACAGGCTCAACCTGGTATGACACCTGGAACACCTGGAGGAGCTCCATCAGGCCCAGGAGGACCATCACCTTCTTCTGGAAATCTTCCCAGAGTTCCAAAACCAGGACAAGGAGCTCCAGTACCAACACCTCAAGCACCACCATCACAGGTTAGTGGAGGTATTATTCCTTCTAAAGCAAGAATTACAAGCACATATGGATCTCAAGAGGGTTTTAGAAAAAAACCCCACACTGGCATAGATTATGGTTACGATGTTGGTACTCCAATTTCCATTGTAAAAAGTGGAGTTGTTGTTGAAGCTT